GTTACGATTTGCGCCGATAGCGGGATGGGCAAAACCAGCCTAGCCGCGACATTCCCAAAGCCAATCTTTATTCGTGCCGAGGATGGGATGCAATCCGTTGCACGCCAAAATCGGCCTGATGCTTTCCCGGTGCTGTCCGGGACTGCAATGCTTTGGGATCAACTGAAGGCCCTGATCCACGACGATCACGACTATCAGACATTGGTGATTGACAGCGTAACTGCGCTGGAACGGATGTTTTTGGCCGATGTTTTGGCGCAAGACCCAAAGGCCAAAAGCATCAACCAAGCCCTCGGCGGATATGGGGCGGGGACGTCAGCCGTTGTCGCAATGCACCAGCGTGTCAGAAAAGCGGCGGGTTTGCTTAACACAAAGCGCGGGATGCACGTTGTGTTCATTGCGCACGCAGATGTTGAAACGATGAGGCTTCCCGACAGTGACGACTATATGCGCTACTCGCTACGCCTGCCCGCCAAGTCCCTGCCGCCATATGTCGATGACGTGGACGTTGTAGGGTTTCTCAAACTCGAAACCTTTACAAAGGGCGATGAGGGAGAGCGCAAAAAAGCCTTCAGCACGGGCGACCGTCAATTGATCGTCCACGCCTGCGCCGCCAACGTCAGCAAAAACCGCTTTGGCATCACCGAACCGCTGGAATTTGTGGCGGGCGTTAATCCGCTTGCGGCGGTAATCCCGGCGCTTGGCGGGGCTGATATTGTGGCCGGTGAAAGCTGGCTGGCAACAACAGAAACAACAACCGAAACAGAAGGAGAATAAAATGGCTTTTTGGGATCTTAGTGAAGGCGGCAGCGCCACGGATGACGGCACAAAGGAATTTGACGGGGGCGGTGGTAACTTTGATCCAATCCCGGATGGTTCAAACGTGCTGGCAATCATTGACGCGGTGGCATGGGCAAACACCCAACAGGACGGAAGCGGGGCCGAATATATCAAGGCAACTTGGTCGATTGTCAGCCCAGACGAATACGCAAACCGCAAGATTTTCCATAAAATCTGGGTAACTGACTTTGACCCGAGCGCGAAAGATGACGCTAAGGCGCTGGCCAAACGCGACAAGGCGCGCAAGATGCTGGCGGCGATTGATGCCAACGCCGGGGGAAAGCTGGGCCAAAAGACTGGCAAGCCAACCGACAATGAATTGGCGCTGCACCTGTGCAACAAGCCAATGATTATCACGGCGCGGATTTGGGAGGTCGAGGACCGCAACACCGGCGCGACCATTTCGGGAAATTGGGTTTCGGCGGTTGCGCCAAAATCCAAGGGCATTGATGTTAAGACGGCAGCAAAGCCCAAGCCACAATCGGGCGGCGGAACCGGGCGGCAGGTTTTGGATGATGAGATTCCATTTGCTCCTGAGTGGCGAATCTAAACAACTAAAAGACGCGGGGCGAAGGTGGTGACCGATTAGCTTGAGTATTCAAACCGCCCCGCGCAAGTTGTTTTCAACAAGGAACAAGACAGAGGATATACCGACATGGAACAAAGATCAAGCGAATGGTTTGAAGCGCGCAAAGGACGGATAACGGCATCAAGCGTTGGGGCGATTCTTGGCTTTGCACCGTATGCCACCCGCGCGGATGTTATGCGTCGCATGGTGCGGGAAACGCTGGGCGCTGAGAACGAATTCCAAGGCAACATTGCGACCGAATACGGCGTCAACAATGAAGCCGGGGCGCTGATTGATTTTGAAATGGAAACGGGCCGAGACGTGCAGGCCGTTGGCTTTGTCACTCGCGAGGACTGGGCTGGGGCAAGCCCCGACGGATTGATTGGAGATCGTCAGGGGCTTGAAATAAAATGCCCGTTTGGCTTGCGCAATGATGCCGCGCCGAAATTTAAGACGCTGGCCAATCAACCGCATTATTTGGCGCAGGTACAATTTAGCCTTTGGGTGACAGGTCGCGCTGGCTGGCATTTTTACCAATGGACGGCCAAGGCAACAAGCCGTGAATATGCTGCTGTCAGCCATGAATGGCAGGCGGAAAACTTGCCGATCTTGCGGCAATTCCATGCGGAATATCTGCATGAGGTTGAACATAACGCAGCACCGCACTTGGCACCATTGCGCACTGACATTGATACGCCAGAGGCATGGCGGATTATGGGCGAGTTTGACCAGATCCAGGAGGCGATTGATCGCGCGACAGATCGTAAAGAGGAATTGATTGCGGATATGGTGCGGATCGCGGGCGACAAAAACGCTGTATTTGCAGGCCGCAAGCTAACCCGCGTGGACCGCGTTGGTTCAATTTCCTACGCAAAGGCAATCAAGGATTTGCTGCCGAAGGCTGATTTGGAACCCTACCGCGGCAACCCGTCTTTTTCATGGCAGGTGAAATGATGATTTCCGCATTATATGTTCAGACCGGCGGCAGCTATTACGGGATCGACGGCGTCGACCCTTGGGATGAAGGCCGAGACGCGCGCGGATACAACGGCCCGTACGCTGTTGTAGCGCACCCGCCTTGTCAGCGTTGGGGAAAGTTGTGGGCCGGTCAGCCGCTTTGGATCAAGCGCACGGGTGAACGCAAGGCCAAGGGTGATGACGGCGGATGCTTTGCTGCTGCCCTAGACGCAGTGCGCCGATATGGCGGTGTCTTGGAACACCCTTGGGGCAGTCACGCATGGCCTCATTTTGGGCTTAAGGTTCCGTCGCGCAAAGGTGGCTGGATCATTGCAGATGATTACGGTTGGACATGCTGTGTTGAGCAGGGGCGATATGGTCATTACGCCCGCAAGCCGACGCTGCTTTATGCTGTTGGGTGCCGTTTGCCAGAACTGGACTGGGGCCATAGTGCTCCAAACTTCCCAGCCTGGGCCATTGAGAAGCACGGGCTGGCATACTGCAAGCGCGCCGGGGAACTGGCGTTTCAAGGCGGCGGAAAGGATAGCGGGCCGAGAATATCAACCCCGGTCGCGTTTCGTGACATCCTGATCGGCATGGCAAGGAGTGCTGACCTATGATCCTCCGCGCATACCAGCAAGCTGCCGTTGATGCCGCATGGTCATTTATGCGGGGCAGCGTGTCGCCGTTTTGCATTGAAGCGGCAACAGGCGCAGGCAAGTCTTTGATGATTGCAGAACTTGCCCGCTTGATCCACGCCAGCACGGACAAGAAAGTGCTGTGCCTTGCCCCGTCGGCGGAATTGGTGGTGCAAAACCGCGAAAAATACATTGCAACGGGCAACCCGGCCTCAATGTTTTCGGCCAGCGCCGGGGGCAAGGAACTGCGTCATCCCGTGGTGTTCGGGTCGCCGCTAACCGTCAAAAACAAAATCAGCCGCTTTGGAGCCGAATATGGTCTAGTAATTTGTGATGAGTGCCACGGCCTGACGCCTACCTTGATTTCGATCATCGACTCTATGCGCGAAGCCAATCCAAACCTGCGGGTCTGCGGAATGACCGCCACGCCCTACAGGCTAGGGTCTGGTTATATCTTTCGGATGCACCCGGACGGCAAAATAAACGGCGATGACGTGGCGCGCGACCCGTATTTTGTGAAATGCGTTTACAAGGTGCAAGCGCGCGAATTGATCGACCTTGGGTTTTTAACCCCGCCAATCATCGGCGGGGTGGGTGCAACGGGCTATGACACAAGCGGGCTGGTTGCCAACGCGATGGGCAAGTTTGACGCGGTGGCAGTTGATCAGGCATACCACGGCCATGGGCGCAAAACTTCTGCCATTGTCGCGGATGTTGTAGCGCAATCCCGGGACCGCCAAGGCGTCATGCTTTTCGCAGCAACCGTCCGCCATGCAAACGAGGTGCTGGCCAGCCTGCCGCCGGAATTGTCGGCTCTGGTCACAGGCGAAACGCCAAAGCCGGAACGCGACAATATCCTAAAGGCTTTCAAAGCGCGGCAGATTAAATATCTGGTGAATGTGTCGGTTTTGACAACGGGATTTGATGCGCCGCATGTGGACGTTATTGCCCTATTGCGCAAAACCGAAAGCGTGGGCCTGCTACAGCAAATCATCGGGCGCGGGCTGCGGATT